CGGAAGGTCAAGTTGGTCCAGGACGCAACCAAGACGATAGAGCACAGCGATGACTAAAAATTTTATGGAAGAATTTGTGGAGGCCTACCACGACGACCCGGTGCGTTTTGTTGAGGAGATGCTGGGCGCGACCCCGTTTGACTACCAGGCTGAATTTTTGCGTGAGGTTGCCAGCCCCACCAGACGCCTTAGTTGCCGCTCGGGTCATGGCAGTGGGAAGAGCACAACCGCGTCCTGGGCGATGCTGTGGTTTTTGCTGTTGCGGTATCCGTGCAAGGTTGTGGTGACTGCGCCGACGTCTAGCCAGTTGTTTGACGCGATGTTTGCTGAGTTGAAGCGCTGGGTCAATGAGCTGCCCAAGGAGCTGCAAGAGTTGCTTAACGTGAAGTCTGACCGTGTGGAGCTCGTTGCGGCCCCTGCGGAGGCGTTTATTAGCTGCCGGACTGCGCGAGCTGAGAACGCCAGCGAGGCCTTGGCCGGGGTGCACAGTGATAACGTATTATTAGTCATCGACGAGGCCAGCGGCGTGCCAGAAAGTGTTTTTGAGGCCAGCGCAGGGTCAATGAGTTCGTTCAACGCCACGACGATAATGCTATCCAACCCCACCCGGTCCAGCGGCACGTTTTTTGAGAGCCACAACAGAATGAAATCTTCCTGGTGGACCCGGCAGTGGAGCTGCCAGGATAGCCCGTTGGTGGCGAAAGAGTTTATCGATGAGATGCGCAACCGCTACGGGGAGCAAAGCTCGGCTTTTTTGGTGCGCGTCTTGGGTGACTTTCCGTTGACCGATGATGACACGATTATTCCGTATCACCTTGTGGAGGCGGCGCAGAACCGTGACATAGAGGTATCCGACGAGACGACCGAGGTGTGGGGCTTGGATGTGAGTAGGTTTGGCTCTGACGCGACGGCGTTGTGCAAGAGGCAAGGCCCGGTCGTCACTGAGCTGCGTGCGTGGCGCGGGTTAGACTTAATGCAGACCACCGGGCGGGTTGTGGCTGAGTTTGAGGCGTTGCCCCCGTCCCGCCAGCCCACAGAGATACTGGTGGACAGCATCGGCCTGGGCGCAGGCATTGTGGACCGACTGATGGAGCTGGGTTTGCCCGTGCGGGGCGTGAATGTAGCAGAAAGCCCCTCTATGGGTGACACGTACATGAATTTGCGGTCTGAGCTTTGGTTTAAGTGCAAGGGTTGGCTGGAGGATCGGAGCTGCAAGTTACCCAAGGATGACCAGTTGTTGGCAGAGCTGACGGCGATTAGGTACAGCTTTACCAGCTCAGGCAAGATGAAGGCTGAGTCAAAAGACGAGATGCGCAAGCGTGGGCTGGGCTCGCCTGACCTGGCTGACGCGTTGTGTTTGACGATGGCCTCCGACGCGATCACCGCGCAGTCTGGGTCGTTTAAAATGCATCGCGGCGAGCTGCGACGGAACTTGCAGGGTATTGCGTGATTTTTTGGGGCTAAACGGGCTCTGTGCTAAAGTGACACCAGCACAATAAAGGAGATTTGTTATGCCAGGTTATGGACATAAAGGCGGCATGAAAAAAGGCGGTAAGAAGAAGGGCGGCAAGAAATAGGCATGGCAAAGAAACCCGGCTTATATTCAAATATTCACGCCAAACGTAAACGGATCAAGCGCCAAAAGGCTGAGGGTGAAACCCCGGAGAAAATGCGCAAGGTAGGATCGAAGGGTGCGCCCACGGCCAAAGCGTTTAAGCAAAGCGCGAAGACGGCGAAGAAGAAATAATGCCAGCCAAGCGCAAGAAGGTGCCAGCCAGCAAGAAGTTTGCCGATGGCACCACGTACAAGGACGGCGAAGGCAAAACACGAAAGCGCGTGTCGTCACCCGGGACCAAACGAGGCAACGCCTACTGCGCCAGGACTGTAAGCCAGAAGCGCACGGCAAAGGTGAAGGTTAGACGCAAGGCGTGGGGTTGCTCAGGCAAACGGAGCGTGAAGAGGTAGATGGGCATATTGGAAAACATCGCAGCATTTGCTGACCCTAAAGGCCCAGCGGGTCAAGGGCGAACGCGTGCGCTTTACGGTTTGTTGGACAGTATTGGTCAGAGCGCAAGCCAATTTATACCGCCTGGTATGCGCCCTCAAATAACGAGCGGTGCAAATATATTAGACATGGTCAACCCAGTGGCAAACGCACAACGCGCTGGAACAGATCTCAGCCAAGGTAATTACGCTAACGCATTTTTAGAGGTTGCTGGTGTAGCAATCCCGGCTGGCATTGTCGCTAAGTATGGCGGCAAAACAGCTCTAGAGGCAGCTAAGTATTTATCAGAAACACTTGCCTTAACATCTGGCGGTATGCGCGAGCTAGGCGAAAATGCATATGAGGAAGTAATTAAACGTATAAACCAGCCAGGTGAAATGCCTGTTGTCGGGTCTAATTTTGGCAATGTCCCGTCGCAAAACAAAAATAGCAAAACAATACTAATGCCAGATGGAACGAGGATACCTCGGCCAAAAAATATGTCTGAAGTGCCTGACATAAGAAATATGTCTGTAGCAGACGCTTTATTTGTTGCTCGCCAAGAGCCGCATATAATTAAATCTGGCGAAGGATCGCGGGGTAGTTTTATTGGTGGGCCAGAGAGCGTTTCAAGTAAACAAGCCTTAAATAAACAACGTAATTTTATGGATGCGGAAATTGATGCTGGCGCGCCTGGTGGCGACTGGTATGATCGATACCGCCAAGGCGTTGAAAGCGTTACTAATGATCCAAATGACCAAACCTGGATGTCAAAATCACAAGGTATGTATAGTGCAGGCGTAGCCCCAAATAATGAACTGGGTTTTGCCTTAAAAGATACAATGTCGTCTGTAGCAACAGGAACACCAACTAAATCATATACGCCTGCCCAGCAACAAGCATCACAACTCGCAATAGACACAAATAATCCTGATAACTATCAGCTTGGTCCAAAAACAGGAGAATACGCGAGGCTTATCAACCCTCAAGCGGGAGCGACCACACAGGCAACAGGCGTAAATGATTTTAGGCATTTACGCACATTAGGTTTTACTGAAACTGACGGCAGTGCTCAACGTAATGCAGTTGGAAGCGCTGGACATACCTATGCCGACTATGAAACCGCATTGGCCGTAGATCGTGCTAACAATAGAAATCTAGATGGTAGATCAAATTGGACTGGTGAGCAAATACAAGCCGCACCTTGGGTGAAACAAAAAGCTGATGATATTTATGGGCGCAGGCAAAAATATTACCTTGAACAAGCGCAGGAAAAACTGGAAGACGCAGGCAGCAATTTTGCGCCTGGGGAATTGGAGGACACTGCTTATGCGTTAGCTTTTGCTGATGCTAATAAAACCATAGCCGAGTTTTTCCCAGAAAATACAGCGTTTGCAACATATGAAGCGCAGCCATTTATAGGCTCTGGTCAACTGCCTGGTTTAGCATCAGCAAGTCAACAGCAAAGAACTGCCTTTGCTAATTTGCCAGAGAGTACTTTTGCTAATACTGCTGGTAGAGATGATATTTATGCAAATACGCGTCTAAATAATACTGGCGTTGCGGTTAGAACGCAGCCGACAACCGCTATGCAAGGAGTTTACACGCCCCCCGGCGGTGTAACAGAATTTAACCCTGGTGAGGTTGCAAGGCCACTGGTTGCGTTTGATTTATCAAAAGAGGGTAAAAAGGTTACGGATGCTTCCAGGGCAATTTTAGATGCGGGAGAAGCTACAAGGGCATATATTGATGTTCAAGGAGCTGGCGCATGGCATAAGCCTTATGTCGGCGGTCCAGCAACAAAATCTAATTCAATATTTGCAGCTCTTGATGCCCCACGTCCATTAAATCAGCCAGAGCTTGGTTTACTAAGTACGATTGGTAAAAAGTATGGTTTGCCAGATGTTATAGATACTGGACAAGGAGCAACTCTTACTAATTTTGATAGTGAGCCCAAATTATCTAACAATCAGGCAAAAGGTATTCTTGATGAGCTTAAAAATACAAAATTATTTGAAAGCTCAAAAAGAGCAAAAGTTGACGCTGGCTATTTGGGTTTTGAAGATGCTTGGCAGGCTGGGGAAGGTAGCGGCGAAGCAACGAGAAATCTATTACAAGTTTTAGATAACGTTCCAGATGGCGTTTATAAAGCATTTAACAATAATGAAAAAATTGGAGAAAACGCTTTACGTCGTTTACAGCGAGATGAAAAATTATCCGCTGAATATGGCGCTACGCGCAAAGACATTGCTAATGCGCGTAAAATTATTGGTCAAGGTAAGGGGTGGATTGATCGCCTTAAAAAATCATTGGAAGCTGGAATTATTCTTCCTGGCGTCGCTGCTTTTGCGCTAACTGAATCAATGAATCCAAGGAGCCCCGATGAGTAATTCTACCCGCTTGAGGATTGTACCGCTGATAAAATTGATGTTGCATATATTCTGGGATTTCTCCCTCGCTATGTTTAAAACCGCACGGCCAGATCCATTCTTGCCATTTGCCGTGGTCAACAATTTTTATTTCACCGTCATAATAAATTTTAGGCATGAGATTTATCTCCGCTTTAGAGCTTTAGCCAGGATGGCACGGCGCTCAAGTTGGTTATTAAAAAGCCGATCTTGGTCTTATCACTTTAACAAGTTTTTGCAAGTAAAAACCTTATTTGGGAATTATAAATGGCAATAACAACATACGCAGAGCTAAAGGCGTCGATCGCTGACTTTCTCAACCGCGATGACTTAACCAGCGTCGCCACGGATTTTATTACTTTGGCTGAGGCAGACATGAACCGCCGGGTGC